AGGCTCCGGAATCGCAGACGCGATATAAAAAAATGCAAATTGAAAACATTCGAATCATGCTCCCTTGTGAAGGACCATTATCACGATCTTAAACAGTGGACCACTGATTGCGAATCACCGCCTGATGAATCAAAGCATGATTTTGGCGACCCAATGTATGACGACGTTCGAGATGAAGTCTCTTCGAACGCTTCAAGTTTCACTGTCTCCGTTTGGAGTGGTGACGATGCGTTAGTTAACCTGGAAACAGGTACCGAACCCGTCCATATTGAGTCCCCAACAAATGATTCTTTGGAGGGTGATGTTGAGTTTTTCTCAACTAGCCCTGTGGAAAGCATTACGGCGACTCCGAAGCTGAAAGAAGTCACCATCTTCTTAAGCGGAGAAACTAGTTGGCAGAAGAAAGGTTTTAAGAATTGGTGGAAAGTCAAAAGCTTTTCTTTCTTTTCCTTTATAAACAAACTCGTACTTGGTCATGAGACCATGTCCGCGGTGGTGAACGATGTTAATGGAGCGACTATGGAAGAGGGTATCCAGTATACTACTTCTCACTTTACTTCCCTTAACAACGCTTTCGCCTCTAAATGGAAGCACGAGCCCGTTTTCCCAGGGACGATGACCTTTTTCACTAAACAATTCCCAATAGCGTATAAGGCCCAGATCTATTCCGATTTGGCTGATACGTTGCTAACTAGTAAGCAGTTATTGGTGCGAAAACCTGTCTCTTCAACAGGTCAGATTTCTACCATCACCGAGGCTGTTTATGACTCACTAACTAACCTACCTGACTACGAGACTTATCGAATACATTCTGTTACCACCAATCCGAGATTGATCGATGATACTGTAGCTCATGTTGTGAATCAACTTGTGTACCGAGGAGTTATACGGCAGTTATTAACCCCCTCCCAAGTCTCCGTGGATTTTCGGAGCGCGGCTCTGTTCAGAGCGTCGTTGAACAGTGCCGCACTTACCGTGTAGGCACGGTCGTTTGCGACGCAGACACCCTCACGGATGTCTACGTTTATAATGACCGTTTCACTGTTCTCAAAGGACGTCAGTTCTTTGTTAACGGTGAAATACGCTTTCCAGGGATCGAGATTATCAAGAATGGCAGTAACTCAACGTATACTGATGGAACGTACCGCACAGTCTTCGGGCCTAGTATTTCTCATACTGGACTCATTTATCGGGACTGTAACGAGAATGTCTCCTTAGGTATGCGTCGTTTGACTGCTGTTCGTAAACCCGAACGTCAAGGATTTGATGATCACCTTCGATCCAACCAATTATCATTTATCTCTAACAATGGCCCTTTCTTCCGCTGGTTGAAAAGGAAGTATGTCCCTTTTTTCTCTTCTTATATGGGCGTCGAGGCTGAGGCTGCCGCTCACCACGACGATCCTCATGAGAAACGCGCTTTACGTGTTCAAGGGTGGAGTGACCTCATCACTGATGGTCTCCTCTACTCTGATCACTGGCTGCGCGGAGGAAAAGTGACTTACAAAATGAAAAAGAACGAGATCGCTAAACCCCGAAAGATGCCGCGAATGATCGGCGATCTCGGTGTTTGTGCGTCACTCTTAGGTTTCAGGATCATGGAGTTCCTTAAAATGGCACAGGCCGACTGTGTATTACCTGTCAATGGCGGTGAAATTATGTTCGTGAAGTCACCAGCTACAACCAAATTACGTGATGTTTTCAACCGTCTTATTGACCCACCTAAGAGGTTCTTTTTTGTCCTTTTCTCTGATGATTCTTGTTTTTCTGTTCGCGACACAAATGGTTTTGTCCATCGTTACAACGTTGACATCTCCAAATGTGACGCTAGTCATGGGGACTCACTGTTCCGTCTTTTGGTCTCCCTCTTCCCGGATGCTATGCAACCGGATGTACGTAGACTAGTGGACCAATGTTTGGCTCCAATCACCATATCTGACAAAAC